GCAATACCTGTATAATAAATTCTTCCTCCATCAAGACTTCCTGATGTCCCATACGAAGCAACAGCCATACTTAATGGAGTTATCTGGTTTAAGAATGCAATGTGTAAAGGATTACTTACTGTAGCACTTGTTCTATTCTTAAACGTAACTGCCGGAGGAAACACACCATTTCTTCTAGTAAGAGAAGCAACTAAAGTTCCATTATAAGGAGTGCCCAGAGTTAGTGACCCAATACCAATTTGGTAAATGTTAATCTGACAAACAAAATCCGGTATTCCAGATGGAGTTGTAAACGTAATTATACCACCATTACCAGAATTAAGCGTTACATTAAAAACCTCTTTTGTCTTGTAACAACCACCTGCTCCGTAAAGAACAACATAAAAATTTTGGTTTTCAGGCGTTCCTCCAGAAGCAGTAAAATTACTTGCTGAAATTAAATTCTCACCAAAATTAGTAGAACTAGTAATATTGGGCTTAAAGAAAACAAGTCTTTTCTCAGACCCGCCAAAATCTTTATGAATACATTCATGAATAATCTCATCAACGCCGGGGAGATTTGCTCCACCACTAACATCATTTACACCCTTAATCGTCTTTAATTCCGAAAGACTAACCGGATGTACGTTCTTTAATGTATGAGCAAAGTTGGCGGGCGTTGCTGTCCCTCGATCAAGCTGATCTATACCTGCAAACTTAGAAATCTCTAAGGCGTTTTTTCTATCCATTTCTGAATCCGCGTCCTCTTAGTCTGCGGTTATTTGGTCTAAAATTCATGGCATTCAATGGAATGATGGAATAACTATCATCATTATATTGATTGCGCTGAAACTCAACAAGGCTGGCCTTCTCCTCTTGCTTCTTCATCGCATATCTCTCATCATTCCTAAACTCATATGCCTCTGCCTTGAGAGCTTCCATCATTGTTGTCTGATCTTCAAAATCAGGAACTGTGTTGTCATCAGTGCCATTCAAGTTTACTTGGTTTGGCTTTCTGTAATAAAACAATCTAAATCCATTCCCATTGCTATCAGAAAGGGCTGCATTGAAAATTATTTTGTTATTTGCCTTATCAATGTAGGCCACCGCTGGAGGTCCAGAGATATTTCCAGTGTTCATCTGGTTGAACACATAAGCATCTACCAAAGGAATCATGGCACCAAGATTCCCGACAGAATCAATCTGATAACACTCATCTACTCGCTTGAAATCAGAAGGAAGAGTGTATTCCTTAACGCCAGATAAAAATGTTGTGTCTGACTTCTTTCTATAAAATGGATAGTCGAATCTGTCGGTTAGACGATTGACTACAACATTATACCAGAGACGGGCATCTGGCCTAAAAGAAGAATCTAACTGCGCTTGCCCTAGCGCATAATCAATCATTTGAAGTAGGGTAAGCATAACCTAATTGTATGCCCACCCGAAACTTTATTCAACCACCTTAAGACCAGCTTCTGAAACTACTTTTTTAGCCTCTTCCAAAAGCTCGTCAGAGTTTTTAGTAATCTCCATCATGCGCATATTGCAGAAATGTCTGCGACGCTCCATGATTTCAGTTAACTTCTTAACTTTTGCATCAATCTCTTCTTGGGTCTCGTCATCAAATAATGTCCCAACAAGTTGCATTGTTTCCTCACCACGCTCGGTTGGACCAATAATAGTCACAGACGCCAAAGCTCGACGAGGCTTGATTTGATAACGGCTCCTTAAATAAGCCGCCAATACAATACCAAATGCCAAAATTACTGCTGCTTCAATCATCATATCTCCACCATTATACGTTAGGCAAAGAATCTACACGCTTAACGCCTGCACCCTGCATACTAACTTTGAAGAAATTATCAGCACTTTGATTCAGCCGAATCTCGTTTCTAAGAGTGTTCTGCTCGTTATGTTGCAACAAACCAACAAGCTCTTCAGGAACCTCTGTTCGACCGGGTCCGTATTTTACGCCATTAATATTATGCGAATAAGCTAGATTAATAACATAAAGCTGTTTGGCTTCCTCAGCCTCTTTAGCTTTAAGCGCCTCTTGTTCTTTTTTGAGCTTGAACTGGGCAAATTCCTCTGCCTCTTCTTTGGTCATCTCAAGAGCTACCACATCAGTAGGAGCTGCTCCCTCAAACGTGGTTTCTCCATTTTCTTTCTTAGGTCTTGCCATTTTCCCTCCTAAAACAGCGGGGGGCTCTATGTCCCCCCACCATTATTACTAACATCAATCAAAAGCAGACAATACTTCAATGCGCTCCATGAAGTCTTGGTTCTGAATCACAGGCTTGAACATACACTTCCAACCTACAGTGCGACGAAGCACAAGAGGGTTGTCAGTAGTTGCATCCTTGCTAGATACAAAGACTTGGAGGTTTTGAAGATCAACGTTGCAGAAAGCCTCTTTACCAAACACCCATCCAAAATGAACCACTTTACCAACAGCAGGAATGTTCGATCCAACAATCGAAGCACCACTAGTTGGAGGATCCAAAACTACTGCCGTAACAGAAGCTGGAATGAAGCCCGTACCATAAGTGTTTGCAACAGCTTGGTACATAATGGCGTTAGCAGAACCACCGGGAAGACCAATGAAGATCTTGTACACATAGTTAGTGTCAGTAGGAATTGCAAACGACAAGCTATGGTTGGCAGTTGGTGTAAAGGCGTTGTTTTGTGTAACCTTCTCAAGGAAGCCTGTGCGCTTATTGTAATAAGCAATGCTAGTACGATAAGCAGAGTTAGCGAATGTACCAGCAGGCGAAGCCTGAGAAGTTGGTGTTACAGCAGCCAATCCAGTCAAAGAAGGGATGAAGTTGGAGCGCATCCAACGAACACCACGCCATTCACCAATCTCACCCTTATAAAGAGTGCGAATAGCAGAATAGCTTGCAGCTTGAGTGAAAGTGCTGTTTGAAGAAGCAGAAATGTCTTGCTCCATTGCAGTGTCAACAACGCCGACAAAGTAGCCAGACTCATCTTCATGAGCACCACGATCACGCAAACGCTTAACAACCTTCTGAGCTACAGCATCTACAAACGAATCTGTGGCCACGTTAGTAAGACCAGAACGAGTGGTTGCAGAACCGCCATAAGTGACAGAGGTACCAGTAAGAAGAAGGTTGATGTTTTCACGTTCAACACATTCTGCTGCTTGGTAGCTTAAAAGATTCATAGCTACTTGAAGCAAAGGATGTTTGATTGTGAGAACAGCAACATCTGACAATTCAACATAAGCACCCCACTGGTCAGCAGTAGCTGTAACAGTAGAAATGGTCATGTCTGTAGAAGAAGGGTCAACACCTTCGCTCAAAGGAGCAAGAGGAAGAGGCAAACGCTCATAACGATTGAACTGAAACGTCTTACCTTCTCCAGCAGGCATTTGTGCCTTCTCAGAAAGTTGATGGAAAATGAGAGTTTTCTGCGCAAGCATCAAAAGTTTAGATGCAATGTGCGCGTTAATGCTCCCACCCGGGAAACTAGCACTAGTTTGAATAGCCATATTTAGGGCCTCCTATAGATTAAAATGGAATGTCTTCGAGTTCTTTTTCAATCTCTTGGAAGCTCTTATTCGCAGCACCAGAAGGGGCCTTGCCACCTTGTAGTGAGGAAGCGAGGCGGGCATCAGATGGAGGAGCATCAACCTCTTCTTTTTGAACAACGGGGGCTGGCGTCGCAGGGGGAGCTGCTGCCTGTGCCTGTTCTTTTCTTAGCTGTTCCTGACCAAGCAGAAGGAGATAGACCTGTTCACGGTTCATATCATACCTTCCATTGTTCCTGAACTGTTCTAATACTTGTTCAACCTCTTGAATTCGTTTCTCAGCATTTTTGCCATAACGATTCAAAAGTTTAATTCTGTCTTGCTCATCCCACAAACCAGCAACAGCTTGCTTCGTCTGAGAGAGTTCTTGTTGAAGCCGTAGTCTCTGAATCTCGGACTTATACAACTCTGGGTTCTCTTCCTTCAAACGACGAAGGCGTTCCTGTTCTGCGCTAGGCTGCTGTGGAATCTGTTGTCTCTGACCCAACTGAGCAATCATACTCTGTTGGAATCGAACTTGTTCCTCCAGAAGTCTAGCTCTGGCCAATACCTCATCGAGTCTTTCCTTAGGGATTGTTTGTCCTGCTGACGACTGCTGGACTGGTGCTCCTGCACCTTGATTTTCGTCTGACATTTTTACCTCCGTAACGCCTGAGTGGGCGGTTCCACATTTAACGTGTTGAACACACGAATTTAGTGGGATTACGGGTTGATCCCTCCCCCATATATCCCCATTACTACTGGCCAATACCCCTACTAGCCAGCAATAATTTATTTCATATTACGCAAAATTTTACCATTTGACAATGGCTGCCTTTGTTTTTCTGGCATCTCCAAAGTCTTATCAGGAACATCAACATTAGCATAAAGCATGAGCTGATTATAAATACTAAGCAACCCCTGAGCGAAACCCTGAAACCTCACCAAATCTTCCTGCTCACAAGAAACCATCTTAGTTGTTGCGGTGTGCCATTCCTTAGCCAATATTTTGGCGACAATGAGGAAGATCTCGCTTCCTCTCATTGTCTCAAGAGTTTGTCTGTCTTGCTCAGTAAAATTGGGAATTTGTGAAATATGCGGAATCATGGAGCACCTCTTACGCCAGTGAGAACACTTCCTAAATCAGCAGAAGTTTGACCTTTGTTGCCCTCCATTGGACTAGGAACTGCTGGCCCTTCTCTTCCATCTTTTTTCAATCCTGCTTGAGGCATTTGTTGCTGCATCTGCTGCATCTTAATCTCGTCCTGCATTTTTTCCATTTCTTGTTTAGCAAACTTCTGCTGCTCATGAGCAGTACGATGCGCTATAGCCTTAAGCCTAATCTCTTCAGGAACACTCTTATCATTAATAAGCTCAGACACAACACGAATATGATAATCGTCATCATCTCCATAATTGATATAAACATCACGACCCATAAGAAGAGCACGATTTTCAACCTCAGGATCAACTGTCTTCTTCTTCCTTAAAGACTTGAAGAGATCATCCATTCCCTTCAGCTCCAAAGCCTCAGCTGCGATCATCTTCAACAAGAGCGGAATGTCTATCTCATCAGGCCCAATGATTTGAGCCGCCTGAAGAGCTTGCTGCTGAAAGGCAAGCAACTGTTGACTGCGCAATGCTGTTTTCTCGGCTGCACTAGCACCAAGCCACACCCACTCTGCCTCACCCCAAATATCAGAAGGAGTTATATTCTCTACAATCCATTCACCATTAATTGGACCTTGATATTTAATCTGCCAATCTTGGTCCATAAACTGTTTAAGATTTGAATGAACATGACGACATAGCTGAGAAAACACAGATATTTCTTCAGACTTAGCATTAATTCTTTGTCCAGATGTGACGTTCTGATTGATAATTGAAGCCTGTGTTGCACTTCTCACCTTACCTTGCAATTGAGGAGCTACACCGGGCTGTGTATCAGAAAACTGAGCAAACTGCCCTCGAAGCTCTTGAACCATTCGTAGTCCAGATATGCTTACATCAGGGAATACCATTGGCTTAATTCCCTCAGGAGAACCAAACCATCTAGCTCCCGGCATAAACTTCATCGAATTGACATCGCCCACTAGACCGGGATCAACAACGGTGACGGGAGACAGCGAATATTGAAGGCTGTCCATGGTGTGATTTGTGACATCGTTAATCTGATATTGCGTACTACGCAATTTATCGGGAAGAGAAAAACCATAAAACAAATTACCCGGACGTTTAATGTATCTCTCGGCAAGATAAGGATGAGACTGATGCCAAAAACGATTGCGTCCCAAATGCAACACAGTTCCATCGTTTGCGATTACTGCTCTACAAGGCACGCGCTCTTTCCCTTCAAGAGCAAATTCAGTCCATACTTCTGTCAAGAATATATATCCCTTACGCACACTTGATGCAGAAGAAATATTTACAATCTCCAATCTCTCAGCATCCACCCACTGGTGGTGAGGATCAAAAGATTTTTCCGAAACCTGATCTAAATTGATATAGTCTGGATTATTTTCAAGCTCGTAACGAGGATACCACTGATCCTCAAAAATAAATTCATGGTCAAGAAGATTGCCTGTTTCTGGATAAATGTACCAACGGAAAATGTCGACAATATCGCAGGTTGCACCAAAGTATTTTGGCACTTGATCTTTAATTGGTTGGCCCTTCTCGTTTCTTGTATAAATATCTTTTAGCTCTTTGCGAAATCCTGTTTTGTAAACTGCTGTACCAAATAAAATTTTGTTTCTCTCAAATTGCTCATGCTTTACAAAAAGCTGTATTTTTTCAGAAAGCTCATATTCAACGGCTGCGCGAATTTTTTCAGCCTTTTCTTGTGGAGTGCCATTAATGCCAATAGCTTTGACAATGTCTGGTCCGGGGAACAGGGCTGACATAGCTTTATCAACAGATAGCTCTATTTGAGAATGAAGTTCTGGAACAAAAATGTTTGAGCGTCCCACATACCCCATATCATCAAGGCGGCAAGACCAAAGGCGTAAATCATCAATCCATTGATCTTCCATCTCCAAGCGGTTGGTCCTTGCATCTTGAATACGAGGTCTATAGTATTCTAAGAAGCGATCACAAACTGCTGGATCACTAGCATAATTCTTCTCAAACTTGTTTAATTGTTTCTCTGTTGTCTTGACGACTAATGCTTTTCTTCCCATTTAAATCTCAATCCTTCTTCCACTAACCGGATGAATAATGACATTATTATGAAGATTGAACTGACTTGCAGCCTGATTAAACCTAAACCTAGATACCATAAAAGTAGCTCCATATCTGAGACAATTATGAACCATTACTCCATTAGCAAAGAAATGGTGGGCCTTTGGTACGTTTATATCAAACACTTCACAACTTTCTGCCTTGCTCACGCGCTCTACGCCTAAAGTCTTTTGCCCTACAGTTCTGGTGACAGAATTTTGCTCTTCCTTGCATAAAAACAAATTCATCGGCCATAAACTCTTTATTGCACACCAAACAATTTGTTTTAACCTTTTTCCTATTTTCTTTTCTAAAATTGACTGCGTGATTTCTGTGCCACTCACGACCTTCTTCTGATCTATGCCACTCTTTTGTAAGAGGTCGGATTTTCTCCAAGTGCTCAAGACGTTCTTCTGATTTTGCTCTTGCGACAATTGCATCTCTGTGTTCAGAAAAGTGCTCTGCTGCGCTGATACACTCAAGATTTGAAATGGAGTTATCTGACACATCTCCATTTTTATGGTGGATATGGAACCCGTCCGGAATAGGCCCATTATGTTCTTCCCAAATGTACCTATGAAGGTATATATGCTTCTTCTTAACTTTGGCGTCATAACCCTTGAAATAATTTCTGTCAGAAGCGTTTTTTGAATTTGGATAACGTCTGAAAACAATCCCTGAGTATATAATTTCTTCTTTGTGCATAGACTCTCTTCGCTACGCAAGACATCTCCCCTTGTCAAATTTATTGCCTCCACCCATCCAACTCCATGAACCCAAAATAAATGATTTTCTGTCACCCTTATTTTTGATCCATCAGTAAGATGCACCCATACAGTTGGCTTTACTCCTTTTCTAATCAAGCCGCTGTGCTCGCGGTATCCTGAAGAAGTTAAAACCTTATGCTCTAAAGATATTTCATCTAGTCTAACCTTCCCCATATCGGTGCTTATGAGAGTATCACCAGATAAACAATCAAATACATGATCGTAGTAACCATCTTTTGCTGGATGTTCTTCACCATCCACTCTGTGATATCCGCCGCGAAATCCTTCAACCAAGCGTTTGCATCTCCCATTTATATAAAAGTTTGGCTCATTGTTTTTGTTCTTTGTGTCCAAAAGCCATTTTATAGCCTTTATCCCTTCAGCGATAGACTGCCTACGATATTGTGGATAAATTCCAAGCTCATTTAAAGCCTTTACAGACGTCTGCCCCGTGTCCTTTTCATCTGCACCATGTGGATCACAAAAGTCTTTTGTTATCTTATTATTAGGAAACATCTCAGCCTGATGCTTTAATACTCGTTTTGCAAAATCATCTATATATTCCTTATTGCCACACATCTCTTCTAATACACGCATCTGCCCGTCAATAAATTGAAACCATACACAAGCGGGGGTGTTATACCCAAAGTCCCAAGACCTAAACAAAGTCTTGTCCTCTTCCACCTCAACAGACCAAACATAATTGCCTCGATTGAACTGAGGAAACACTGGCCTGCCCTTGTGAACCCGTCCAAACATTCCGTATATAAGCCTTTGCTGCATCTCTGGACTGTATTGACTCTTGAGCTGCTCAATATAGCCGGGAGGCAAATTCTCTTTATTTTCAAGCGTTGAAGCAAAATAAATCTTGTGATCCTTCGGACAATCCTTAGAAAGAAAAAATTGAGGAATCCAATGGTCCTCATCTGTAGGGTTTAAACTTATTATCCCTCGATAACGAGGAATTACTCTACCATCTGGATTTTTGATAATCTGACGTGTGCGGTCCTTAAGAGTTTTCCACATATCTTCATCAATCTCATCCGCCTCATCTACAAAAAAACCCGCTATCTCCATAGAATCAAACTTTTTCATTTCATCTAATGGTCGACCCAAAAACTCCGATCCATTTATCAACTCAACACGCATCGGGTTTTTCGTTGCTTCTTTGATTAATCTTGAATCAAGAATCTCTAAAAAGGTTTTCCAACTCGAATCTCGAAGAGACGGAAGAGTTTTACGACCAATAACATACGTCGTTCTTGGAAACTCCAAAGCACACGTTATAAGCTCCTGAATGGCAGCAAAAGTCTTACCAGCTCCCTTACCTGAAACTAAACAACAAAACTTCCAATCACCTTCGTGAAACCTTCTTTGCCATTCAAGAGGAACGTATTCATTGATTACATCCATTACACTTCAACAGCCTCAACCTCTTTTTCCTGCTTAACAGGACGAGGAATGTTCATGTGTATATTAACAATGCCAGCCTTTTGCTTATCACCAACAACACCAAGATTGAGCATCGCTGTAGAAATATCAGACTCAAGCTGAAAAATTCGCTCCGACAATGAAAGCTCTAACCTCATCAAATTCGGAGACACTTGCCTCTTTTCTTTTTTGCAAATCCTCTTTTCCTTAGCAACACCCTTTAATTGTTTTCTTAAAGCCTTAAGATAGGTTTGCTGACTTTGTAACAAACGAATAGCCAAGTCCTCAGCATTAACCACTTGATCTCGAAAAATGTATTTAACAATCTTATCCCAAACAGATTGATCTATTTCTCGGAAATACTTGCTGCGCATTTCCTTTAATGTCACTCCTTGGTCAACAAGGGCGCGCAGCTTCTCTGTCACCTCAATAGAAGGCTTAAAATCTCTGCCAGTAATCTGATTCTTTATCTCCTCAGCAAGGAGGTTGGGCACTAATGCCTGAGCCTTGGCAAGAATCTCTTCCTTTTGCTTTCTTCTCCTCTCAGCAGCTCTTCTACGCCCCTCTGCTGCCTTGAGCTTGTATTGCTCATATTGCTCAGGAGTCATAGAATTACGGTAAATCTCTATAGGTGATAGCTTCTTCTTTTCAGACATATATCTAGCTTATTAGATATTTGTTTAATTTTCATCATCAACGAAAATATTTAGCACTAGATAATAAAGGACCCCCGCACTGCATCTCGCTTGACGAATTGCAATTTGGGGGTGTAGTCAATTTTCTGCAAAGAAAATTATTGACTCCCTAAAGCTCATATTTCTTCGAGCAAATGTCAACAATTTTCTTAAACAACAGGAGGTAAAAATGAAATGGTTTAAGCATTACAACACGGCTTCTCAAGATGACATCTTGGGACAATTTTTTGCAGAACAGAGGTACGATTGCGTGGCTCTTTTTTGGGTTTTAATGGAGTTCGTGAGCCGAAATGAAACTCAAGAAAGGAGCGGTGACGCAACGGTTCAAACCAAATTTCTTGCACGCGCAATGAACATGAAAACCACAAGATTGATTAGTTTGTGTAAGTTTTTCGCACAAATTGCGCCAGCATGGAAAATTGATGCAAATGAGACGCAAATTAGTTTCCGTATTCCTAACTGGGCGGAATTACAGGAAAGACGAGGAGGAAAAAGAAAGCAAAAAATTTCCAAAAATGCGGGAGATATAAGAAGTAAGATATTAGATGTAAGAGATAAGAGTAAAGAGGATAATAGAGATATAAT